AAGTTCCATTGTGTACAAATTGTGGAAAACCGTTACAAGAGTTTTTACCTGAAGAATTAACAACATCAAATGAAGTGAAGTAATGGCAGCTAAAAAGTTATTCGATCATCTTAACGCAATCACAGCCGAGCAGGATCCAAATTATTTTAATACGCTAACCGACGAGGATTTGAAGTCTTGGAGCAATTTTATGATTAATCGATTTCTATCTATGAAAACAGAATGGGTTGAATTGATTGCATCATTATTACCACTAACCCAGACTCTTAACCCAAAGGAGATGTATAAACTATATATTAGTGTATTACCGAAGGGTAAGCAGTATCTAAAATATACAAAAGGGAAAGCTCAGGATAAATATGAGGAATTCTTAATCAATCTTATTAAACGAGATTTCGAAGTACCCGAAGCACATGCATTGGAATATATTGATATATTATACTCTACCCGCGAGGGTAGAGAAAATATTAAATATATTTGCGAAAAATACGGTATAGATAAGAAAGAAATTGCTAAACTAAAATTAAAGATATAATTTATACAATCTAAAATAATATGAAGATTTATTTGGATAATTCAAAATATTTTTGTATATTTGTATAAATAAAACAGTTATGGCTAAAGTTTCCTTTTCTCAGTATAGTATGTGGAGTAGTTGCCAACATCAGTATAAATTAGCGTATATTGATGATTTAAGGCAGTCATCCTCTAATATACACTTAATATTCGGTTCAGCTATACATGAAACACTTCAAGAATATCTATCCAAGTGTCTTACGGTATCAAAAGCATCTGCTGATAAAACTATGGATATCAAAGAATTTCTCAAAGAAAAAATGAGGGAATTATTTGTTAAAGAATCCGAAAAAAGCGGAGCAGTATGTACTAAAGAGCAATTGGTAGAATTTTTGGAAGATGGGTATCTGATATTAGACTACTTTCAGAAATCTAAAAATTTCAACAATTTCTTTTCACTAAAAGATGATGAATTAATATCAATCGAATTTGAAATTAATGAACAGATTACTGAAAATGTTAACTTTATAGGATTTGTGGATTTTATTGTAAAAAGCAAGAAAACCGGCAGATATCGTATTATAGACTTTAAAACAGCAACTAAAGGTTGGAGTAAGTATCAGAAATCAGACCCAATTAAAAATTCGCAAATATTGTTATATAAGAAATTTTATTCGAAGATAATTGGAATATCGGAGGATATGATTGATGTAGAATTTATTATCTTAAAAAGAAAGGTATCAAGCAATACGGATTTTAATATTCCTCGTATCAGTAGGCACATTCCTGCAAACGGAAAACCATCCATAAATAAAGCATGGAAATCGTTTAGTGAATTTGTAGAATCCGTATTCAATGTAGATGGTTCGTATAACACAGAGAGACTATATCCAAAAAATCCAACAAAATTATGTGATTGGTGCGACTTTAAAGCGAGAGGTATATGTGATGGAATTTAAATTTAATATATATAATATATAGATTAGTTAATATTAAAGTGGTTTAGCTAAAAATTTTAATAAATATTTAAAAAGTTATGACAAAAAAGAAAATACTATTACTATCCGATGATCTGAGAATGGCTAGTGGTATAGCCAATATGTCTAAGCAATTGGTATTAGGAACTGTAGACAAATACGATTGGGTTCAACTTGGAGCAGCAATAAAACATCCGGAGGCAGGTAAAATATTCGATTTGAATGATGATGTTAGGAAGCAAACCGGAGTCAGCGATGCTAGCGTAAAAGTATATCCATTCGATGGATACGGTAATGCTGATATGATACGGCAATTATTGATGGTTGAAAGACCCGATGCTATCCTACATTTCACAGACCCAAGATATTGGATTTGGTTATATGAGATAGAACATGAGATAAGACAATCTGTTCCATTATTCTTTTACCACATATGGGATGATTTACCTGACCCAAAGTATAATAGAGATTACTACGAAAGTTGTGATTGGATTGGGTGTATATCTAAACAAACATATGGTATCACCAAACGAGTTTGGGGGTGGAATAAGGAAAAACATTGGAAAACTCCAGAGAATTGGCAGGTAAGCTATGTACCGCATGGTATCCGCTCTGACATATATAAGCCAGTAGAAGTTCCTAATGAATTTAAGGAATCCATATTTGGAAAAAAAGAATATGAATTCGTATTATATTGGACAAACCGTAATATTAGAAGAAAGCAGCCAATTGATGTAATGTTAGCATTCAATACTTTCAGAGAATCCTTACCTGAAGAAAAGCGTGATAAAGTTGTATTAGTTATGAAAACTAATCCGGTTGAGGAGCATGGTACTGATTTACCAAAAACAGCAGAACACCTTATGCCGGATGCCAATATTATATTCGTTGATAAAAAACTCAATGAAACGGAATTGAATTATTTATATAATTTGGCAGATGTAACAATTATGCTATCATCTAATGAGGGATTTGGATTAGGAACGGCTGAATCCATAATGGCAGGAACGCCGATTATAACTACGGTTACGGGTGGATTACAAGACCAGTGTGGTTTTAGGGATATCAAAACTGGCAAACTATTAACCGCAGACGATTATGTTGAGATTGGTTCACTACACTCCAAATACAAAAAAGATTCTGTTAGTTGGGGAGAATGGGTTAAACCAATATGGCCAGTTAGGTCAACAACGGGCTCAGTTCCAACTCCGTATATCTTCGATGATAGAATAGATTTTGAAGATGTAGCACCTTTGATTATGGATTGGTATAACACCCCAAAGATAGCAAGAAATTTATTGGGTAAAAAAGGTAGAGAGTGGATGATTGGCGATGGTATGTTGAGCAATGAAGCAATGTGTAAAACATTAGTAGATGGTATGGAAGGAGCATTTGAAAATTGGAAACCTAAGCAAAAATTTAAATTAATAGAAATATAATATGAAGCCAACTTTAGTATTTCAGGCACCTGTAGCAACTCGCAGCGGATACGGGGACCACTCGAGGGATTTATTACAATCCCTATATAAGTTGAATAAATTTGAAATAAAAATTATTAGTACCAGATGGGGGCAAACCCCAATGGATGCACTTGATTACAGTAATCCATTCCACAAATGGGTAGTGGATAACATTATACCAAGCATCGGTCAAAAGCCCGATGTGTATATGCAAATGACAGTTCCAAACGAATTCCAACCATTGGGTGCTTATAATGTGGGAATAACCGCTGGTATAGAAACTACACATTGTGCGTTGGAATGGATTAATGGCTGTAACCGAATGGATTTAATAATCGTTCCATCGGAACATTCTAAAAGAACATTAGTAGATACAATTTATAGTGAACAGGATAAACAGACGGGAAGGGTTGTAGCACAGCATAGGATTGAGAAACCAGTAGAAATACTGTTTGAGGGATTCGATGAAATTGATTTTGTAAATGAAACCCCCATAACCATTACAGAATTGGATTCGGTTAAGGAAGAATTTGCATTCTTATTCGTAGGACATTGGTTAAGCGGTGATTTGGGCGAGGATAGGAAGAATGTCGGAATGATGATAAAAGCATTTGCTATAGCATTTAAGAACTCAAAAATAAAGCCAGCATTGATATTAAAAACATCTACAGCAGGATTTTCAATATTAGATAGAGAACGGTTGATATCAAAGATTCGTGAAACATTGGGGTCTGATTATAGTAAAGTTCCTGTTTATTTGCTACATGGTGATTTAACACAATCTCAAATGAATGGGCTATATCATCATCCGAAAGTAAAAGCAATGTTAAATTTTACAAAAGGAGAGGGGTTTGGTAGACCGTTATTGGAGTTTAGCTTAACAGGCAAACCTGTAATTGTTTCAAATTGGAGTGGTCATTTGGATTTTTTAAAAAATGGAGCAGTTTTATTAGAAGGTGATTTGAAAGAAGTGCACGCATCTGCTGCTAATGATTTTTTACTGAAAGAATCTAAATGGTTCAATGTAAATATTTCAAAATCAATCCCAATTATACAGGATGTTTATACAAATTATGCTAATTATAAGAAAAATTCATTAAAGTTAGGTAAGTATAATAGAGAAAATTTCAGTTTAGAAAAAATGACTAATTATTTTGATATAATTTTAAACCAATATGGTATATATAATAGTAAACAGCCTACGTTTCAACAGATAACGCTACCTAAACTAAAAATGATAAGTAAATAACATGAATTATAACCCAATATACCGTAACTTTATAGATGAACGAAATCTAGTCACTCCTAATAGGATGACTAGAGGTAAGTTCTATCTTATAAAAGAATATGAGTATGTGGATGGAGTTAAAGGTAAATTTACCGAAACTAATGCACCTATAATATATACATTATTTGTATCGGTGGCTAAGAATATTATACACTGCGTAAAAGTATCAAATGTTAATCCAAACCTAATTAAAAAATTTTTTGATAAATTCATAAACGAAGAAACTGAAAAATTACAAATGAAGGGAGGCGCTAAAAACATATATGCTAATATAGTCAGTAAAGTTCCAGTCATTACATCGGAGGCATATAGAACTTATAAAATAAGCGGACTTACTAAGGTGATAGAATTGAATATGGATATCAACCAACTTACTCCAAAGAATAAAAATGTTACCGGAATTGATAAAAAATCTCAATTAAAAAATATATAAGTATGACATCTAAAGAGTTTACGATTTGGCTTAAAGGATTTACAGTAGCATGCCATGAATATGCACCAACACCAAAGCAGTGGGATATACTAAAGGATACCCTATCAAATGTAAGTGATGTGAACGGATTTAATTATATAACCCACAAAGGTTCAGATGTTAAACCGATTCCTACAAATCATTACGAAGCCTCTAATATAGAATCTACGGAAACAGTTCAATCATATCTACAAGGCAAATTTCCGTTTTAATAAAAAATAAATAATGAAATTAAGTTATGCAATAACGGCTTGTAATGAAGTCGAAGAAACAATTCGGTTAGTTTCGCAGCTATTGAACTACAAAGATTCGAATTCGGAAATAGTAGTCCTTTTAGATACACCAAAAGCTCCAGTCGAATTAGTAGAGTATTTAGAATTACAGGCTAACGCAGACCATATTACATTGATTGAATCAGAATTTGATAATGATTTTGCTCAATGGAAAAATCTCCTAAACTCACATTGCAAAGGAGATTGGATATTTCAATTAGATGCCGATGAATACTTAGAAAATGATTTGATTCATAATTTAGAAGCATTATTAGATGCAAATTATGATAAAGAGCTCATATTAGTTCCACGAATAAATACAGTTGAAGGACTTACTTTGGAGCATATAACCCGTTGGGGGTGGAAGGTAAATGAAAAAGGATGGGTAAACTTTCCAGATGTTCAGACCCGTATCTACAAAAACTCTGATAAAATTGGATGGAGTGGTACGGTGCATGAGAGGATAGTTGGATTTGAAAATTATACATCATTCCCAGCCGATGAAATCTATTGTATTAAACACCCAAAAACAATCGAAAGACAAACAAAACAAAATAGTTATTATGATACGATTGATAATATTTGACCTCGATGGGGTTTTAGTTGAAGCTAAAGAAATACACTATCAAACTTTAAACAAAGCATTGGAAGAAATACACCCATCATATGTGATAACCCAAAGTGAGCATCTCTCAATATATGATGGATTAAAAACGACTCAAAAATTAGAATTACTAACTAAAAATAAAGGTTTAGGTAATCATTTATATGAGCAAATCTGGAATAGAAAACAAAATCTAACCATAGATGCAATATCCGAATTGAAACCCGCAATTGATAAGATTGAGCTATTTAAAGAACTTCGTAATAGAGGATATAAGCTAGCATGTGCTTCAAACTCAATTAGAAGATCTGTGTTGGTAATGTTAGCAAAGATAGGTATAATTGAGTATATGGATTTAATCATCTCTAATGAGGATGTAAAGAACTCTAAGCCGCATCCTGAAATGTATTGGAAGACAATGAGTATGATGGGATGTTTACCCGAAGAAACCCTAATTGTAGAAGATTCTCCACATGGGTTATTGGCGGCAAGCAGGAGTAGAGCAACTGTCCTAAGAGTAGATAATCCAAAAAATTTGACATTAGAAAAAATAACAAACAAATTAAACGAAAATAAAAGTATGAGTATTCCAAAATGGCAAGGCGGTAAGATGAATATTATTATCCCAATGGCTGGAGCAGGAAGCAGATTCCAACAAGCAGGTTACACATTTCCAAAACCATTAATCGATGTTGAGGGTAAACCAATGATACAGGTTGTAACTGATAATCTTAATATAGATGCTACGTTCATTTATGTAGTTCAAAAAGAACATAGAGTTAAATATAACTTAGATACGCTTCTTAATTTGATTACACCCGGTTGTAAGATTGTTGAAGTAGATGGGATAACGGAAGGTGCCGCTTGCACAACTCTCTTAGCAAAGGAATATATAAATAATGATGAACCGCTATTGATGGCAAATTCTGACCAATTTATAGAATGGGATAGTAATGAGTTCATGTATAAAATGATAGAACAGCAAGTTGATGGTGGCATTCTTACATTCAAAGCAACGCATCCTAAATGGTCGTTCGCTAAAGTGGATGAGTATGGTTATGTTACGGAAGTGGCAGAGAAGAATCCAATTTCAGATATCGCAACGGTTGGTGTTTACTATTGGGCTAAAGGTTCTGATTATGTAAAATATGCAGAGCAAATGATTGATAAGAATATCAGAACAAATAATGAGTTCTACACTTGCCCAACTTTTAACGAAGCAATTGCGGATGGTAAGAAAATAAAAACATTTAACATTGAAAAGATGTGGGGATTGGGAACTCCTGAAGATTTAAAATATTATTTAGAAAATTACAAAAAATAAAAAAATGCCAGTATTTTATGTTGAAAATGATGATTTATCAAACTACGTTAATATGCTTAATTTAGTTTATAGAGATGGCACAACTAATCACACCGAGCATAATAGTAATCCATTATATTGGGATTTATTGTTAGGTGATATAAAATCTAATCCTGAAAAATGGAAAGATAAAACCGCTTTAGATTTCGGGTGTGGTAAAGGTAGAAATGTTACAAATATACTATCTTTAGCAGATTTTAAAAGAGTAGATGGAATCGATGTTAGTGAAGATAACATTGGATTCTGTAAAAAAAACTATACAAATCAACCATCGGAATTCTATAAAAATTCCGGCAAAGATTTATCTCAACTAAAAAATGATGAATATGATTTTGTAATGTCTACAATAGTATTTCAACATATATGTGTACATGAGCTAAGATACAAAATTAAAGAAGAAATTTATAGAATTTTAAAAGCAGGAGGAACATTTTCTTTTCAAATGGGATACGGTGATATATCATTTATGGGACACACTAATCCAAAAACATATTATGAGAATTATTATGGGGCTTCGAATAGCAATGGATCTAACGATGTTAGAGTCACAGATGAATTAGAATTAATATCGGATTTAGAAATTATAGGATTTAAAGATATCAAATTTGAAATACACCAACCTTGGGAAGATGGGGGGCATCCAAATTGGATTTATGTAATTTGTAAAAAATAATTATGAATAATTGCATATTTACAACCCACAGTACATTAACAAAAGAACACGCTGAATATAGCTTACGGTCTTTATTGGTAGCTCAAACTGAAAGTATAGTGTGGGATTGGTTTATTATATATAACACACACTCAGAAACAATTGGTAATGACTGGTTGGAAGCTAAAGTTAAAGAATTGGATATTAATAATTACATTCAGAATTTGGCAATATTTCCATATGAAGAATTAAATTGCCCAAAAACACTAACTCAGGATTTGATGAATCAATTTACCATGCTAATCCAAAACGGATTGAATAGCCCAGGTAAAACGCTTCTACTAAAATCCGATTATTGTGTATCTCGCAATTTCAATAAGATATTCAATCGACATACCGAAGTTAACTCAATATGGAGTTTACCAATATATAATGCCAAATCAAAAGTATTACAGAACGAAATAGATGAATTATGTAAACTTGAAATGTTTGAAGTAGCTCCTCTCAATACATATTACAGAGGAGGCACTAATCATCCAATAACACCTGGAACATTAGACAATCCATATCTAGAAGTTTCATCAAATGGAATGGTGGATACGGATACATCAATTCGATTTGTATCACATAATATACAGAATGATTATAATATACATATATTCACCAATGATATAATTAGTATATGTAATCAAATATCTGAAATGGCTTTTGATAGAAATTCTACTTGGGGAGGAGCACATAATTTATTTAACATAGCATTTAATCAGGTCGGTATTATACGCTCTACTGAAATAGATGCGTTTGGCGTTCATATGTATCATTCAATTAAATCACAAAATCACAACTTTGAAAGAGGAGATGTTAGAAAAGTTGTGGAAGGAGAAGAATATTAATATTATTAACATGAAATCCGAAAAGGCTTATTTAAAAAAAATTTATGTAGTGGAACAAACATTCAATCGTATTGAAGATGAGGTTTATGAAATGAACCAATCGTTCACTAAAAAAAAAGTAACTCCAAAAAAAATGAAAAAGATTAAAAATAATAAATGGAATGAATCCGAATAATGAAATGATTTTAATATCTCATAGAGGAAATATTGATGGTAAAAATGAAGCAAGAGAAAACCATCCTGACTATATAAATCAAGCAATAGGGTATGGGTGGGATGTTGAAATAGATGTATGGATGATTGACGGTGTTTTATTTTTAGGACATGACGAACCGCAATACGGTGTAACGCAGCATTGGTTAAATGAAAGATGTGAACGTTTGTGGATACATTGTAAGAACGTAGAAGCAATTGAGTGGTTTAATACAATTGGTGGTTTTAACTATTTTTGGCATCAAGAAGATACGGTAGCACTTACGTCAATGAATATCATATGGGCATATCCTGGCAAACAACCAATTAAAGGTAGTATTGCTGTGATGCCTGAAATACATAATGATAATTTAGATGTTTGTAGTGGAATTTGTTCAGATTATATATACCGATATAAATGAAAGTAGCAATATTGATATCAGGTCAACCTAGAAACTATTATTTAGGATATGATGAATTAAAAAAATCATATTTAGATAAGTATGATTGCGATGTTTATCTACATACTTGGAAAGGTGGTAATTTTGAAGCAACTCAATTTTTCTATGATAGACCTAAACATACATACAAATATAGTGAAGGATATCTTAATGATATATTAGCTATGTATAATCCAACTAGATATGAATTCGAAAATCCAATCGTATTCGATGATAAGGGTATAGTTGATATTCTATGGAGACAACCGCTACAAAATACTAAATCAATGTGGTATTCCATTTCAAAGGCATATAATTTAGTAGAAGATATATACGATGTATATATTAGAACACGGTTTGATTTGAAATATGAGCCAGCTACATTGGATTTGGAAAAATTGGATATGAATAAATTACATATTTGGGATTGGGATAATGATTTTAGGGTGAAGCATAAAGGATACTACGATGTATTTGCTATTGGTAACAGAACTAATATGGGAATATATTCATCGATATATCCAAAATTAGATTGGTATTTAAACTATGATAAAGATTATATAAAATTTCTAAAAAGTGATTGGCCGGAAAGGGATAGTGGTCTAAGAAATGAGTATTTATTGAGGTGGCATCTGACTCAAGCCAATGTAGATGTAGAAATTCATAACACCGAAATGCAACATGCTGACGGACAGATTATAAGATAATAAAACCCAGTAAATTATGATTGCCATATTAGCAGGACAAGAAAGAGGCAATGTCGAATCATATAATTCTTTAAGTAAATTTATTGAATTTATAAAAGGTAAAATATATGTTGGTTCAATAGATGAGTGGAATGGATTTAATATTAATCACTATTATATAAAGACTGAACCGTTATGCTACAATACTATATTTGAAGAATCTAGGCATGATCATTTTATGAATTACAAGTATCAATGGAGCGCATTATATCAAACATACCAAACCATTAAAGATAGCATTGAAGATACCGATATTATACTAAAATTGAGAAACGATATTGTAATATCATTAGATGGATTTGAATTTCCTGAAATTGTTAATGGTGAGATATGGGTACCTGAAAAGGAATTTCACGAAGATAAACCATTCGATGTAGATGCTGTATGTAATGATCAGATAGTAATTGGAATGAAATCATCGATGGATATTTATTTTGATTTGTTATTTAAATACAATTGGAATATCCCAAAGAATGCAGGTATAGAAGCAATACTTAGGGATTATTTGCGTCAGAATAATTTGAAATTGAAAACATTTAAATTAACTTATAAAAAAGTATAATATACATTTACAATGTATCCATATTTTGAAAAGTATATATTAATATTAGCAACACAAAATTTTATCCACAATTTTAATTAATATGAAAGGAGTTATATCAATATTTGCAATGCCGCAAGAATTAGAAGATTTGGCATTGACATTAAATATGTTAAAAAGAAATTCAGTATTTAGAGATACGAGTATAAACTACAAAGTAGATGTAACAATGTGTTTATCAGATGAATTAACCGATTGGGAAAATTCAAAGTTACCGAAAGAGTATATCAAAGAAAGAACAATTGAATTAGTAGAAAAATATTTGGATTGGTGTTTGTGGGATTTGCAGTGGGATAATCCAAATATATTAGGATGCGTATCCCAAAGAAGAACAAGTTTACAGAGAAATACTGATGCTGATTTTTTCATTTGGTTGGATTGCGATTTCATATTCAAAGATACCACACTATATTATATATCATCGGCATTCAAACTTCTAAAAGAAGGAGGAATTGATAACTTTGTTGTTACTCCGCAATTTGTAAAACAATGGGATAATACTTGGGATGTTGTTGTAAATGAGCAGTTTTTGAATAAACCAGTGGGCTATCAAGAGATTGCGGATGTTTACAATGATACCTTACCGGAATATAATGACATTGCAATACAAGAAATGCAAACGAACAAATTTGCGGGAGGATGGTTTACTTGTATAAGTGGAGAGTTATTGCGCAAAACCGGAATACCTGAATCCTTTGGACATTACGGATTAGAAGATACATATATTATCGAATGTATGAATATTATGAAATCCAATAATGACTATATTTCGCAGTTTGTAGTAGAGAATTTGATTATAGGTGAAAGTTACACCCAAAGATGCAACGAAACTATTAAAAAATATATAGCATCCAAAAATCGAAAGGATGAATTTACTAAGATAGCAATGGATAATTTTAGAAATGAATTAACAAATTTTTATGAAAGAAGTTACGGTAGTATTAACGGCTTGTAATAGAGCAGACTTACTGGAAAAGACATTGGACAGCTTTTTCAAATATAACACATATCCGCTAAAACGTTTTATCATAATCGATGATGGGATGAATTTTGGATGCAATGATTTTGTAAAAACAAAATATGAATTTCCAATTGAAGTAGTATATAATGACCCAAAGTTATTTCAAATCAAATCAATTGATGCGGCATATTCAATGGTGGATACCGAATACATCTTTCATATGGAAGAAGATTGGGAATTTTTAAAACCATCATTCATTGAACATTCTATGAAAGTATTGGAAGCTGATGAGAATATATTACAAGTTTGGCTAAGAGGTGTTGATGATACAACACTACCACATCCTTGGGAAGAAGGACTATATGAATTAGATGGGATAAAGATGGTATTGGTTAAGTATGCCGGTATTTGGAATGGATTCAGCTTTAATCCAGGTCTAAAAAGATTATCAGATTGGAAAAAATTACCAAATGGATATGATGGGTGTGATAGAATTACACCGGCAGAGCAGAGTGGTGGAGTTACATTAGAATGTGATATTTCAGTAGAATACGCTAAGCGAGGAATGTTGGCAATGAGATTTTTAGAATCATATGTAACACATATTGGTTGGGATAGGCATATAATTGATGGAGTAAATGGCAAATAAAATGTATACATTAAAAGATATATCAGTAGTAATTCCATCTTATAATAATTTAGAATATCTTAAACTAATTTATAATTCAGTAAGAACAATCTCAAATGATATTGAAGTTATTTTATTTGATGATGGTGGTGAAGATGGCACTAAGAAGTGGATGTCAGAATTGACTGATAAAAATACAATAATACATCTTTTACAAAATAGAATAGGCCATACTATTTTATATGATAGAGGATTCAAAGAAGCAAGTGGTAAAATTATTGGTATATTACATGCCGATATGATTGTTCACAAAAACTTCTTCGATAATATTTTAAAGCACATAGATGAAGGTAATGTAGTATGTGGTACTTGTGTAGAACCACCATTGCATCCACCTGGCGGAGAGAAGCATATATTTGATGCAGGATTGTATCCGAATGAATTCAATGAAACTTTATTTACCGAATTTTGTGATAATGTGGAAGGTGGGGTAAGTGAAGGAATATTTGCACCTTGGTTTTTATTGAAAGATGAATACTTTGAAAAGATTGGTGGACATGATACAATATATGCACCATATGGATATGAGGATAGTGATTTGTTTACAAGAATGGCATTGGCTGGATTTAACTTTATCCAAAGTAGAGATGCGTTGGTGTATCACTTCACTCAAAGAGGGCATAAATGGACTAAGGGAGTTGGTATTGAGAACGATGGGTATAGGGAACAAATGGAAAAGACGAGAAGAATCTATGTAAAGAAGTTTGGTACAGACCCTATATTCAATGAAAATCACAAACCAATGCCATCTCCAAAGTATGATATAGGATTTAATGTAATAAACCAAACAGAACAAATTACTAATATAATAGAGCCATATTGTTCCAATATATCATTTGACGGAAATATTGAATTAGTTAATGATGTAATTGTAGAGTTTGATGCAAAACGATTGACAAACGAAAATATACAGTTCATATTCCAATTGCCATCTATTTTAAGAGATAGTGGGCAAATCGGCAAGATGGAGTGGGATATATTTAAAATAACAATTAATTCGTTAAAAGAACATCAGAACGATTTAATAAAAATTAAATAATAATATATTTATACCTATAATATAAACTATGAAAATCAAGGTAACAAACCCCAAAGCTTGGAAAGCTATAAATGAAAAAAATGTCTCAATGTCTCATAAACTAAAAATATATGAGAAATTAGGTGGCGCATATCGTTTTGGAGAAAGTGGAGGTGAGCAGGTGTTTAATAAAATGACTGAACTTCTTAATTACAGATTAAAAGAAGGGCAGGGAGATTCGCCTGAAGAAACCTTATCTCAGTTAAAGAATATGGCAACGGGTGATTTGGAAAGAATTGCAGACTATGCTAATATGATTTTGGAAAGACTTAATACTGGACAAGAATTGGATTCTTGGATGTATTCCCAAATTACATTAGCAGTAGAACACCTGAATTCAGTACATGATAGTATGGATGGAAGGGATGGTGAGATAGAACCTATGAAAGAAGACAGAACGTTTTTTTCCAAATTGAAAAAAGGTTTTAATGTAGTTGGTAAGTTTCCTCCATATAAAGAATACATAGTTGTATCTACTGATGGCAAAAAATCAGCAACTTTGAAGAATTTAAAAACCGGAAACACAATTGATGTATATTCTACTAATAACTATAAATTAAAGGATTAGGTATGGAAAATCTGTATTCAGTTTTAATAACGGCGATTACCATTTTAGGGGGAACATCCGCTTGGCGTTACTACGAAAAGAGAGCGCTAGCAAAGGAGAAAGATGATGATTTTATTAAAACCGATTGTAAAGAACGTATTGGCAAGTTAGAAGCTTTATTAATTCAATCATCTAAAGAAAAGGATGAAATGCGATTGATGATATTGGAGTTAACAAAGGAGGTAGCCGCATTATCGGTTAAAGTTGAATACCTAAATAAAGAAAATCAAGAACTTAATAAAAAATTAAAATCAGAAAAGTCAATAATTAATGGGTAATATATTTGGTAAATTCAATATTTTTTTGTATATTTAAGGGAAGTTAATTGACAACCACCAAAGATATTAGATGATAAAGTTAACACATTTATTAAACGAGGCAACTGGAAAAAGCCCATTAATCAGTAGATTATTAATTGAGTTAAAACCTCTAATTGCCGATATTATTGCGGACACTAAACAACGATTCAAGAAAGATGATATGAAGTTTAGTGAATATGATGCTCATTATACCGAACTCGTATTGAAATATGATATGGTTAAGGCTTTAGAAAAATATACCTTACCTAGCGATAAAATGAGCCAGGTTACCGTAAGAAATTCGTCCAAAGGTGCATTGCAACTTAATTGTATCATAGAAAGAGATGGCAATAAATACCCATTCAACACCGAAGTAATTTACGCAGGTGGGTATAACATTCAGAAATTACACTTTCGTTATTTAACTAAAACGGCCCTACCATACACCGGTCAATCAGCTGAAACTCAAAAGTTAAAAGCAGAGTTGGCAAAGATGAGTAAGGGTGCAAAATTACAAAAAGATATTCAAAATTATGAACTACGCATTCAAATATATCAGAAAGAAATTGATAAAAACTCTAAAATGAGTGATAAAGAAATTATCAAAATAGTTTCAGAACCTGGATACGGAACAACTCCTACAGGTGGTTGGTTTGCTTCACAATTAAAGCCGTTAAAGTGGGATGAATTAAGTGATAAGCAAAAGGAAGAATTTGGTAATAAATCAGAAATGGAAAAATATAATGAACAACGCACCGATTATGCTATTACTAGGTGGAAGTATAAAAACATTGAGCAAAATGCACAATTTCTTGCCAAATGGAAAAAAGAAATGGAAAAATCACAAAAAAAGTTGGATAATTTGTAAAAACAATTCACAAAATGCTTGACTTTAATTTATATTTTTTGTATATTTAAGGGAAGTTAATTGATAGACGTAAAAGATATTAGATGATAAGATTAACCCATATACTGAATGAAATAAAGACCGGAAATGACTTTATAGATTTCTTACTTCAAAAGATTCAACCAGTTATTGATGATATCGTTGCTCTACAGAAACAAAAAGCATTAAAAGATGGGGAACGTTTTGGTAAATACGAAGAAGAGATTACCGAATTAACCTTAAAGTATGATTTACTAAAAGCATTGGGCAATTTTACCGTATCATCAGATAAGATGATTAAAGGTTCTGTAAGTAATTCTAATAAAGGAGCATTAACGATTGATGCGCTAATAGAAAGAGATGGTGAGCAATTCCCATTACACACCGATGTAATTTACGCAGGTGGATACAACATACAGAAATTGCATTTCAGATATCTAACCAAAACCAAATTACCAAGAAGAAATTCCAACCCGGAAGCTGATAAAGTTAAAGCGGAATTAGCTAGATTATCTAAAGGTGAAAAATTACGAACAGATATTAATCGTTATAGTAAAGAGATTGAAGATAAGCAAAAATTAGTTGATGCGAGTTCCAAACTTAACGATAAACAAATTTTTGATAAAATTTATGCCGATGGGCAATCATGGAGATGGCCTGAGTGGAAAGAGATAGTTAAACGAGGTGCTGCTGTTAATTATAATAATGATGAAAATTATTATAATACAAGAAAAGCAGCTGATATAGAATATAATATGGTTTTTTGGAAAGAGAAACATATAAAATGGCCAATGGAGAGAATTAAGTATTACAATAAGGAAATAGAAAAATTACAAAAAAAACTAAATGCATTGGTATAAATAAAACGAACTGGAATGGGAAATAACTTTACGGTAGGATTATGGAATGGTATGAAAGTTGAATTTGGAAAAGTATATCCAAATTTCAACGCATCGGCATTTAGTAGAATAGACGAATCTTTTGATAAAAAACTTAGAGTATTTGATTTTGATGATACATTGGTTAAAACTAATTCTAATATATATATAACTCATAAAAATGGTAAAAAATCTAAATTATCTCCTGGCGAATATGCTGTATATTCTCCAAAAGAGGGAGATGTATTTGATTATTCAGACTTTCAAAAGGTAATGCAGCCTGAAGAGATAAAAGGAGTAACTAGATTACTTAGGAATATAGTTAGAATCGGAGGATCGGAGATTGTAATACTTACCGCAAGAGCTGCATATAAACCAGTAAAAGCCTATTTAGAGGATATTGGATTACGAAATATATATGTTATAGCGTTAGCTGATGCAAATCCACAACGGAAAGCGGATTGGATTGAAGATAAAATTAAAAGTGGAGTTAATGATGTATACTTTATAGATGATTCACACAAAAATGTTTCAGCAGTAAAAGCACTTTCTAAAAAATATCCTAATATATCATTAAAAGTAAGACACGTTCAACATTAACTAATGTTGATAGGTGGTTAGGTTAAATGGGATTTAATTAAAATGATTAACAAACTATACAAAATAGTTTGCAAATAAATAAGTTATGATATATCTGTTCACAGGCAGACCTGATAGTGGAAAAGAAGCTCTTGGTAAAAAATTGCAATTTTTCATTCAAACTGATAAGAGAAATTGGAGAAAATCCGTATTTCATATAAGCGATGATTTGAGTAGAATACTCCCATCTCAGCATACCACTAAAGAAGACAGAATATTTGCCATTCAACGTGCGTATGATATCGCAAAATACTTGGATAGTTGTGGCAATGATGTGGTTATAACATTAGTATCACCGTATATTGCTCTAAGAGAAAAATTAAAATCCGAATGCAATGTTCAAGAAATATATTGTCACTCTAAAAAACTTATGAGTAAAGAATCCACACTGGAATCGGATTACGAGCCTCCAACATCTTTTTATTTAGATTTAGATACATCGGATTCAATTGACAATACATTCAATAAACTAATAAAAATTCTTAATTGATATACTTATTAGTATAAACCAAATGTTATTTGTATGGAAAACGATGAAACCGAAGAATTTTTTCCAAATATGCAATCCCCTAATAGACTTACAAAGAGAGGATTAGGATCTAGGATGATTTTGGAATCCGAAATTAGAGAAGCGCAGCAGAAATCACGATCTGCATTTGAGGCATCTAGAACGTTAGGTGTATCATACAATACTTATAAAAAGTATGCTAAATTATATGGAATTTTTGAAGATTTAAAAAATCCATTTGGAGTAGGTATTCCTAAAAATACCACTATAAAAAATAATAAATATCATATTGATGATTTGATAGCAGGTAAGCATGTTAGATATCCGCTACATAAATTCAAAAATAAACTATTTAATAGCGGCCATGTTCCCAAAGTATGCGGTAGCTGTGGATTTAGCGAAGAAAGGGTAACAGATGGTAAGATGCCATTACTCATTGATTTTTCAGATGGCAACTTAAATAATCGTAAATTAGATAACATCAGACCTTTGTGCTATAACTGCTTTTTTCTATTAGTAGGTGACAGGAATGTGAAACATTGGTATGCGGAACATGGGTATATCGATGATGAGGATATAGAAGATACCGCTACATAGTAGCTAAATAGCATATAATATTATCCTAAATAAAATGAAAGCAGATAAACAAACTACTCCTAAAATAGAACCCCTTAGAAAATATGAACGGATATATGAAGATTCCGATTCAAAAGTTATATGGAAATACGATTTGGATAAATTTGCAAACGGGCCGATTTCCGTAGAATGCCATTGGAAGGCACATTATTTAAAATCATTAGAATTAAAAACAAAAAGGGGGAGATAATTTGGAAATTATAAAAAATCTCCCTATATTCGTTTATACATTTATTTTTTAACTAAAACACAATTTATGAGTAAAAAAGAGGATTTGTTTGAACAGATGACCAATCTGTGGAATACATTCGTAGATGAGCATAAAAAATCTACTAAAGTTTCACAAAAAAATGCCAGAACAGCAATTGGCGAACTAAAAAAGTTGGTGACTGAATATAGACAAGTATCAGTAGAAGAAGCAAAGTAGTAACCAAAATGAGGATGTGTAATGCATCCTCATATTTTTTAACAATTTTTTAAAAACAGACATGAAAAAATTAATGTTATGGATTCCGCTTACATTATCAGGATTTTTAGGATTTGGGCAAATAACCACATCTTCTATATCCGGTGTTGTTACGAATGAGAAATCCGAAATATTGGTTGGAGCAACAATCCAAGCAGTACACATACCAACGGGTAGTAAGTATTCAACATCTACTAATGATAATGGTAGATACATATTCCCAGCGGTTAGAGTGGGAGGCCCGTATACAATCCAAGCTACATATGTTGGATACGGTAAAGATGAAATTAAGGGCATTAATACTCAGTTGGGATTATCAACGAATGTTGATTTTTATTTATTCCCACAAGATATTGAACTCAAAGAGGTAGTTATTAGTGCCGGTGTAAATAACGTAATTTCAAAGGAACGGACTGGAGCATCTCAACAATTTACTAGACGGGATTTACAGAGTATACCAATTACAGGAGCAAGAACAATTGATGGTATTACAAAGTATAATCCAAACGGAAACGGAAATTCATTCGGAGCACAAGATTCCCGTTTGAATAACTTTACTATCGATGGTTCGCAGTTTAATAATGGATTCGGATTAGGCTCTTCTGCACAGGCAGGCGGTAGAACAGGATCGAGTGCAATCTCATTAGATGCAATTGAACAACTACAAGTTAATATAGCACCATTCGATATCCGTCAAAGTGGATTTACGGGCGCAGGTATCAATGCAGTAACCCGCTCAGGTACAAATGAAATCGAAGGCTCAGTTTATCGAACATATAGAGATAATAGTTCTAAATATGTAGGTAATGAAGCTAGAGGGACAGCAGTAACCGCATCTAAATTTGATGAGAGGGTTCAGGGATTTCGTATCGGAGCACCAATTATTAAGAATAAATTATTTATATTTGGTAACTATGAATCAATAAAGAAAACTGAACCAGGAACTACTTGGATTTCAACGGGATCCCCATTAACTGGTTCACAGGTAAGTAGACCCACATTTGCACAGTTATCGGATTTATCTAAATTTATGAAAGATAAGTTCAATTATGTTACGGGTCCGTTTGAAGGTTATTCGAATGCAAATGAATCTAATAAGTTTTTAATTCGTATGGATTGGAACATCGATGATGCGCATAAATTAACTGCGAGATATGTACATCATAATTCCGATGCTGAAATTAATATTTCAAATTCAAGATCTGCTGGATTTGGTGATAGAACTCAATCTCCGCTATCAATGAGTTTTCAGAATAGTGGTTACATTATTATGGATAATACTCGTTCTTATGTATTGGAATTGAATTCTAAATTATCAAACACATTATATAATAACTTAATTGTTGGGTTAGATAGGCAAATAGAAAACAGGGCATATCGCTCTCAGTTGTTTCCAACTATTGATATAAAAGAAGGAGCAACTACTCTTACTTCTGTAGGATTTGACCCATTTACTCCTGGTAATAAATTAGACTATAACACATTTCATATTACAAACAACTTAACAAAGTATGTAAATAAACACACACTTACGGCTGGGGTTAACTACGAAAGATATCAGTCTAATAACTTATTTTTTCCAGCATCTAACGGAGTTTATATTTTTAATAGTTTAGAAGAGTTCTATAATGCAGCCAATCAATCACTTGCAAACGCAGGAGCACCCTCAACTATAGTTCCAGCTAGGTTTCAGTTCCGTTACTCAGCATTACCTGGTGCAATTGAACCTTTGCAGACTTTAAAAACGAATCGATTGGATTTGTATGGACAAGATGCGTTTCAATATAATGATAATTTAAAATTAACATTTGGTTTAAGAGCATCCGTTATCGGATTTTCCCAAACAGCATTGGAAAATCCAGCAGTATCTAAAATGATATTTGCCAATGGTGAGCAATTTAATACAGGAGTATTACCAAAAACTCAGTTATTATTTGAACCCAGATTAGGATTTAACTATGATTTGAAAGGTGATGAGAGAACACAGATTAGAGGTGGTGCTGGTATTTTTACAGGCAGACCACCATATGTGTTTATTTCAAATCAAATTGGTAACAATGGCGTTCTTACGGGTTACATAGATGTAAGTGGTTCTGCTGCAAGTAAATATGGATTTACAGCTGACCCTAATAAATATTTTATACCATCTACGCCAACGTTACCATCGACATTTGATTTAGCATTTACGGATACCCAATATAAATTTCCACAAGTATTCAAAAGTAATATAGCAGTTGACCATAAATTGCCATTTGACTTTATTGGAACAATTGAGTTTATTGGTAATAGAAATATAAATGCAGTTCATTATTATAACGCAAATTTGGAATCACCAATTGGTAGATTTGTTGGCGTTGATAGGAGAGATAGATTCGCAGGTAATGATAGCGGAGTTAGAGTTAACGATAATGTTTCAAATGCAGTTGTATTAACTAATAAAGGTGGTGCTAATTTTCAATCATTGACATTTAAGCTGGAATACCCATACCAAAATGGTGTATTTGGTTCAGTTGCATGGACTGTATCATCGGCTAGGGATTATATGAGCGCTGGTTCTATTGCAAGTGGTAGTTGGACTGGAGCAAGAAGTGTAAACGGAAACAATACTCTTGATTTAACAAATTCAGATTTTGTATCACCAAACCGTTTAGTTGGTTTAGTAGGATATAAATTGGAATACGGAAAAACTAAAGGTGGAGCAACTTCATTTACACTTGGATATGTTGGAAATAGTGGTAATCCATTCTCATACACAGTTGGCGGAGATATGAATGGAGATAGAATTCCAAATAACGAACTGATTTATGTCCCAAAAACCGCTTCTGATATTAAATTTGCACCATTAGTTGTAGGTACACGAACATATAGTGAAGCTGAGCAACAAACCGCATTTGATTCTTACATTAATCAGGACAAATATTTATCTTCTCGTAGAGGAGAATATGCGGAAAGAAATGGAGCATTTATACCTATGTTGAATCGATTTGATTTATCAGTAGTGCAGGATATTTTTGTAAATATTAAAGGTAAAATTAATACTATTCAGATTAGAGCCGATATATTAAATTTTGGTAATATGTTGAATGATAATTGGGGAGTATCTCAGAGAGCAACTATTCCAACTATCTTAAACTATACATCCACTACATCAGCAGGCGAACCTGTATATAGATTAGCAACTCAAAGGTTAGTAGATGGTTCTACGGTATTAGCTAGAGATACTTACCAATACAACACATCAGTATTTGATGTATGGAGTGCTCAGTTGGGGCTTAGATATATCTTTGGAAGATAAAATACAGTAAAAATAAATTTGAATGGGGGAAGAAATTCTCCCATTTTTATTTGTAAAAGTGAAATTATTATTGTATATTTACGTTATAGTAAACAATTAAAAACAAAAGTTATGGCAAAGTATTATTCAGTATTGGTTTCGGTTGAAATCGAAGATGCTAAAGGAAAGATTAAAAAAAATAAGGAAAACTATTTAGTAGATGCAATGTCGGTAACGGAAGCTGAAGCTAAATTAGTTAAGAAATTTGTAGCAGATGGTGTAAGACTTGAGTATGAGGTAATAAAGGTATCCGAAACAAAAATATTAGAAGTATTTTAATATATGGAAATAGAAATTAAAGAAGAGAAAAAATTAATACTAAAGCGTGTACCTCCTGGTGATAATTGGACATTTGCATACGCTCCAAATAATATCTACCCATCTTTAACTGATGCATTAGAAGCTTGGTATCAATCACATGGTGATACTAACTTTTATATTGAAGCTAGAAGGGGTACAGTTGAAATCGTTAAAGAGCATGAAGTTCAGAAGGAAGTTAAGCGATTCTCATTGTATGGCGAAGAATAATTTCTAATATATTTAATATCAGATATACCCCCTGTGACTGTTATAGGTTATAGGGGGTTTCTTCGTATTAAATATATTGCAGATAATCCGTATATAATTTTAGTATTTATATATTTATAGGCAACTATAGCTAACTAAACCAAAAAATGATGAAATTATTAGGATTTTTTAAGAAGCTTTTTAAAAAAGAAGCACAAACTGAAACCGTAGCAGAATCCGTAGTTGTGGTAGCAGATTCTGAATTAAAAAAACCTGTAAAAAAACAAAAATCTGCTAGAAAGGTAAAAGCGGATACCACAGGATTAGACGATTAGACTATTTGACCCCCCATAATCGGTTATTGCCCTATTAGGGCAATACCCCAATTAGTATGAGATACCAAAATACTATACTTCTAATGGGTTGATATATACATATTAAATTCAAATCCATGATGATAGATAAGTTAAAAGGACATATTCCAGATTCAGTAATACAATTGATTCCAGCAACTGCTGATGATTTTCAGATAAACACACCAATCAGATTGGCTCATTTCATAGCACAATGTGCTCATGAGAGCGGAAAATTTAAGGTAACTCAAGAAAACTTAAATTACTCTGCAAAAGCATTAACGCGTGTTTTTAATAAATATTTCCCAACCGAAGCATCTGCTGTCGATTATGCTAGAAAACCTCAAAAAATTGCAAATAAAGTATATGCAAATCGTATGGGTAATGGCTCTGAAGTAAGTGGTGATGGTTATAAATTTAGAGGTAGGGGATACATACAATTAACCGGTAAAGCAAATTATACTTTATTTGGAAAATCCATTGGAGAAGATATCTGTGCTAATCCTGACTTGGTATCATCGAAATACGCACTATTATCTGCGGCTTGGTTCTGGTCTAAAAATGGATTAAATACTATAGCTGATGGGGGAGCGGCCGATTCGGTTGTGACTTCTATTACAAAGAGAGTAAACGGTGGAACTATTGGATTAGTAGATAGAATCGCTCATTTTAAAGAATATTATAATTTATTGAACTAAACGAAATTAATATGATATCAAACTATAAAATTATAACGATATCATATCATAATACAAATTTAAAAGATTTAGGAAAATTTATTTTACCTGAATCCAATGAAGAATTTGTAGATAAATTGTCTGCTATAAAGGAGTGGTTTGGCGTTAGCGAATTACTATACATTTCTACTTGCAATAGAGTAATGTTTATATTATATGGAGAAGCACATATATCTAACGATACCGTAGTTTCAATGTATAATAGATTTATACCCAATTTATCAGATAGTGATATTGAAGTATTAAAACAATCGGTTGGTATTTATGTAGGAATCGGTGCTATACAGCATATATTCAAAGTAGCATCATCAGTCGATTCGTTAGTAGTGGGTGAACGGCAAATTGTTTATCAACTGCGTAATACCTATAATACATTAAAAAATACTAATATATGTGGTGATTGGATTCGTATATTGATGGAGAATGCATTTCTAACATCTAAAGAGGTATTTAATAACACTAAAATCGGCAAAACATCGGTATCCATTGCATCATTAGCTGTATTTAAACTAATGAAATGTTCTGTAAACTCAGATTCAAAAATTATACTAATTGGCGCAGGTCAAACGAACCATACTGTGGCTAAGATATTAAGAAATAAGGGGTTTACAAATGTTAGTGTATTTAATCGAACACTATCAAAGGCTGAAACTATAGCTAAATTATTTCCAAATGGAAAGGCTTTACTCCTAAGTGATTTAAAAACATATACAGAGGGTGCCGATATTATAATATCCTGTATTTCTGTTACCGAACCGGTAGTTGGATTTACTGAATATACTCAATTAGTTGGTGGAGAGATTACTCCGAAGATTATAGTTGATTTAGCTGTTCCAAATAATATAGTAGATGAAGTTGCAAGATTACCATATGTAGATTATATAGATGTCGAATCTCTACGGAAAATAGCACATGAGAACAAATCATTTAGAGAATCCGAACTGACTAAAGCTGCATTTATAATATACATCAATGTTCAGAAATTTAACAAGATATACAATCAACGGAGAATTGAAATATTATTTAACACAATTCCTTCGGAAATACGGGCAATGAAGGAAAATGCTATTACAAACGTTTTTAAAAAAGATCTTGAGAACATGGATGAGTCTACAATAAAAATCATCGATACTATAATGACATATATGGAGAAGAAATGCATAGGGATTCCGATGAAAATTGTTAAAGAACAGTATAATGCATTTTTGTAGCAAAACAATCATATAAAATTATTTACTTTTATTTGGTAATTTACTAAAAATGTCTTATATTAGTGAATAATAAATAAATGAAAATGAAAGAAAAAATTTTAAAATTGCTTGGAGTCACAATCTTTACCTGTATAATAGGAATATTGATATCGTATATTACCTACTTATTTCCAATGATATTTGTAGAGCTAAGCTTTCTTGAATCCATTGGAGTATATTGTATATTGGCTCCAATGGATGTCATATTAAATGATAGGCGTTTGTAGATAAAAAATCGTTACAATCCAATAAATGGGTTACATTATTAATAATAATTAAAATGTAAAACTATGAAATTTTGGAACGATTTATTTAGAGATTCAAACGACATTAATGAAAAATCGGTTGTAGGATTTGCTGCGTTTATTATGATGATTATTACACTATTTGTAGATATTGCTACAGGTATATCAGGTAGAGAGCTACCGATTCACGAATTTATTTTTGATGGATTCATGGTAATTACACTTGGTGCATTCGGTATTGCATCATTCGATAAATTCATAAACAGAAAACGAAAAGCAGATAATTCGGATGATGAAATAGGTTAATAATTTATTAACATCTAAGCCCCTACACATTTGTAGGGGTTTACTATTTATAACCATGAAAGATATAATAACCATCATAATCCCATGTAAAAATGAAAGGGATAATATTTACGAATGTATAAAGCTTATATCTAAGCAAACGGGTATCATTGGAACGAATATCATCATAGCAGATAATTCAGATGAGTTGGAAAGTTTACATTTCTTAAAGAATACCAAAAGAGATTTCCAACATATACTAAACATAGAAATCATAAAAGGAGGATTCCCAGCTAAAGCCAGATTTGAAGGTAGCAAGCTAGTTAAAACTCCATATATTCTATTCTTAGATGCGGATATAATGCTTCAGGATAAATCGATAATAGCTGAATGTTTGGCGTATGATGCAGATTTGGTAACCGTTTCGCTTCAAACAGATGATAACTATAATTGGATATTTAGATTATTTGATATTCAACAAAGAATGAGTAATTGGTTAGGAACGCCATTTGCAGTAGGTGGATTTCAATTTTGGAAAACTGAAGCATATTGGAAAACCGGCGGCTATGATGAAACTCATTTGTTCGCAGAAGATTATTGGGTTTCGCAAAAATCGGAAAGTATGAAAATACACAATACAAAGGGAGTGTGGACATCTGCAAGAAGATTTAAGAATAAAGGGGTTTTTTATATGGGGTTGCTAACTATTTTGTGTTATATCAACCGGAATAATCCTAACTTTTTCAAAAAACATCACAATTACTGGAACTAATGTATAAAGAAATAATTGTATTATTGGCGCAAACATTGTTTAATATTTTTAAAGTATTAGAAATAAAATATACATATCAGAATAAAATAGGAGCTTTATTATTAAATTCAGTTTGGTTAAATGTAGTTGCACTGGCATCTACCTATTACGCAATTGATGATTTATTGAAAGGAAATTTTAGAATTGTTATTTTCTACATAATAGGTTCAGTATTAGGAAAATATATTGGAATGCAGTTGGGCAATCCTAATAATACAATTTGGCAAAAATTATTTAAAAAATGAAATATCAATCAATCATAGTATCAGATTTACATTTAGGAACTATTGATAGCAAATCCGATGAGTTCATAGAATTTATAGAATCACATTCTACTGAATTATTAATTCTTAATGGAGATATTATCGATGGTTGGGCCTTGAATAGAGGTTCTAAATGGAGAAAATCTCATACCAAAGTAATCGGTAAGTTATTAAAGATTTCTAATAAAACTCGTATTATTTGGATTAGAGGAAATCATGATGAATTTATTCAAGAATTTATGAATAATCATATTGGGTCGATTGAAATAAGAGAGGATTATATCCTAAATGTGAACAAACAAAAATACTATTGTTTTCATGGGGATGTTATAGATGTATTTATATCTAAATATAAATGGATAGCAAAGATAGGCTCAGCCGGATATGATTTAGCACTTTGGCTGAATCGTTGGTATAATCGATATAGGGTTTGGAGAAAGCTACCATATCAATCCATATCTCAGAAAATTAAAAATAGTGTTAAGGCTGCTACGAATTATATAAACGATTTCGAAGTATCAGCATTAAGAATGGCTACTAAAAAACGTTGTGATGGAGTGATATGCGGACACATACATCAGCCAGAAGATAGAATGATAGATGGTAAACGATATCTCAATAGCGGTGATTGGGTGGAAAATATGAGCGCTATTTTAATCGATGAAAATGGTAATATAGATATATACCGTAAACACATATCCACCCCTAATAAATAGACGGGGGGCTGGGGGGAATCCAAAGTCGTAACCTCATAATTTTTTGATAGTATATACAAGCCTAATAGCTGAGTAGTGCCGAATAGCCGAGCAGTGCCGCCCATCCGATTAGCACCCCTTTATTTTTTTTAAAAAAAGCCGCCGAATAATTTGGAAATATGGATGCGTTTGCGTATATTGTGGAGTAATTGTTTTGATAACCAATAAATCATTTCCCTATGAGTTTACCTTTTAATTTGAATAACGTTCTGGCCGCAACCTCCATAGAAGGGTTCGATTCGGTTAAAAACGCCTTCCCCGTTGAATGTAGGTTTACAAAACGGGTCATCACTTACGCCGATGCGGTATATGAGGCTCTTAGCGATGTAGCCGAATCCTATCGGGATTGGCCCGAAGACCAGGGATTTGGTTCATCCGATATGACATACGTTCATCAATCCCTCATTGATACAATGATTGGGTTGGCTAACCTCGACGACCATTTGAAAACCGGGTTCGCACCCTACCTAAAGGTGATTAGGTATTCGAAGCCGACTACCGTATAGGATGTAATTATTAAACCCAAAACTTAAAACTTATGAATATTAGAGAATTTTATTTAGAGAATTACCCATCAGATTGCGAATCGGATGGATTGGGACTGGAACTCAATCCTGAAGCAACCTTCGCTGGGTTATGGGCTGCAATTCGTAGTAATCGTTTTTATGAATACATTGGTGTTGAAGATAGCATCATCCGAGAGAGGATATTTGAGAGATTTGCTGAAATCACCCGACATGATTATGATTACATTTATAATGAATGGTTAAACAATGCTGAAATTTAAAACTTATGAATATTAGAGAATTTTATTTAGAGAATTACCCATCAGACTGTAAATCAGATGGCTTGGGAATGGAACTCAATGATACAGCAACGTTTCCTGGGTTGTTAAACAAACTGATTACTAACGCTGATATCTATCACTACATTGGTGTTTCGGATAGTATAGTGAGAGAGAGATTGTTTGAGCAACTTGCTAAAGAGTTGAATGTGAGTTACAATTATGTATATAACCTTTGGTTGAACTAATAAACAAAAAGAGATGAAAACAGGAACTGAAACAATCCATTCAATTAAAATGGAATTGTTGGAGATGGTCGAAAGTCACGATTACTCCTATATGATGTCAGATGACCATTCCGTATGGAGGTCAGGCATAGAAGTTGAGAAACGAATAAAGGCTCATATAAATACCTTATGTGAGGTATACGGAGTTCATTCCGATGCGCTATACAGCGAAATATTGGAATCGATGATTGCCTGGGGATTTGGGGTATCGTCTTGGGCTGTAGGTAGGGTTAGGGATTGGTTTACACCTTATGTTAAAGATATTTAAAAAAACTAAAAAATATGAAAAAAACAGAATTTTTTGAAATGTATGGCGATTTGCTTGTCCAAACCCATGTTGATGATGCACAGTATGGAGATTTTATAATTCTGCATCCCGAAGAAATAGAATTGGCCCAGTATTATGAAACTATTGGATGCGATGTTGTTTCGGTACATGAGACGGAAACGGGTGAAGATGATATAGATATCACACAACCATGTGATTATGGAAACCAACCATTTAAGATTGGATATTTCGTTCTTAACCGACGGGTTACTGAATAAAGTTCGTAAATAAATTGAAAATAATTAATGACAAACTATGATGTAGCTATTAATTTATTAAAGTAACAACAAACAAAATGATAAAAGATATTACGGATAAAAAACAAAACACCCTGAAATTCGTCGTAATCCTCATTTTACTGGCAGCGTTTAGTAGATTGATACCACACCCACATAACTTCACACCCGTTGGCGGTATAGCTATCTTTGGTAGTTACTTTATAGGTAGAAAAATTTGGGCATTTGCTATTCCGATTATTGCCATGTGGTTAAGTGACTTGTTTATTAATAACGTTATTTATCCTATACAGTATACTGAATATTATTATGGTTTCAATCTGTTTGGTTCAATATGGGTATATGGTTCATTTCTGTTAATGGTACCCATCGGTTGGCTTATTTTAAATAAAGTTTCTATACCAAAATTGGCTTTAACGGGGTTTTTAACTGCTACCTTGTTTTTTCTTATTACTAATTTCGGAAGCTGGATAAATAATCCAATTTACCCACAAAATTATATGGGTTTAATGGCATCCTATGCGGCAGGTCTTCCATTTTTTCAAAATACACTTTTAGGAGACCTAAGCTACTTAGCCATATTATTTGGTATAACAAAGTTCTTTGGGGTTTCATTAACACCCATCTATGGAAAGAACGTTATGATTTAGAGTAGCGTCTTGGTCTGTAAAGTAGTTAGGAATTGTGCTAAGAAATATATTACTGGTATTTAAAAAATAGTTTCAAATATATTTGGAAATGTGAATTATTTTTTGTATATTGTGTAACAATCGTTCTTTTAAACAATTAGTTAATGATAAAAGTTATGAGTTTCTTAGATAAAATGACAGTATTAGTTGGTAGGCACGTAACCGTAACAGTTAGTAACGGTAACACATCGGCAAGTAAGGTGCTTAAAGTATGTAAGGCCAACAGCCGCTCAGTTCTATTCATCGATGTGGATAAAACAAAACGGTTAAATACGTTTAGAAAGTTCCGTATGAAAGATATCGCTGATGTTACTACATCAGATGATGGTGTAATTACGGTGGAATTTAAAACCAATATTATGCCAGATAAGTGGGAATCTCCTTGGGATGATATTGGAAAGTATTCAACATCCATTAGGACCAACCTACCGTATGTAGCTAAGCCCGCTGGATGGAGACCAAACGGTAATGGGTATGGTGCAGTTATTAAACGCCCTATGGGATCTGTAATGGATGCGCTAGCAGTATCGGTATCGACTACCATC